TTTTCTCCAAGACTCAATATTACTACGAAAATCCCAACAACCCAATCTTTCTAAAAAAGTTTCTTTTTGATTACCTGGCATAAAAGTGCAATGATATGATTTACAAAATCTTTTTACTTTTCTATCTTCTTCAGTGGGGTTGATATCCCAAGGTAAATATCTATTTTCTTTATCACTTAATAGATTTAATTCGTCACTAAAAAAGGCAAAATAATCTTTTCCATTTTCTATATATTTGTTTATTTCACATGCCATTACCGATTCATCGAGATTACCAAATTCCGTTTCATATTCTTTATCTAATATTTTGAATACATCTTCATAAAATTTATAAAAATGTTCATGATCTTTACCTGCTAAAAACCCTCCGTTTACTATTTTGTTCTGTACATAACAAGGAAAAGTATTGTAGGGGTGATTAAAGTAAAGTTTTATACCTATATTTTTATCACCCATTTCTTCTTCTGTTTGTTTTATAAACGTTGGAATAGTATTAGTAAACGTAGTTTCTGTGTTATCCATATAGTTTTGGATAGTTGAAGTTAGTTCGTCGTATGTAAATCCTGCTGCCATTATTCTGTACTCACTGTTAATTTACCAACTGCTGTTTGTCCTACTTCTCCAGAAAAAGCACTACCTATGTTCGGGTCGTCTCGAAACCTCATCATATTAGTTCCTTTTTGTGCAATAACTGCAGACGAAGGATTAGTTGTAGTTACTCGTCCCAACTGCGCTTGTGGTAATGGAACGTCGGGACGAGCTTGCCATAAAGACTCTGCATCATTTGGGGGATGAGCAGGGTCTAATTGTGGGTGTTTCGGATCGTAACATTCAGGACATACTCTTGTATGATCCCATTCAGTACGCATCTCTAGGTATCTATACCTAAACCCACAGCGATCGCATATCGAATACGCGTATTTGCCTGACGCATATGCCATTAAATTCTTCCTCTCCTTGAGGGAACTAAATGAACAGAGGATCTATCCTCGTCATATTTAATAGCGTTTTCTAAATTTTGTTCGTATAAAGGTTGTATTAAAGAAAGTTTTTGAGCGTTCTTTTTTAAACAAAGATAATAAGCAAGTCCTGAAACTAAACAAGGTAAAAACCTGCTAGGTACGTCTAAATCATTTACAGAGGCAGTTGCGTCTTGTATTCTTCTCCAAGAATAGTAAACGAGTTTGTCCGTTGAGTTCTCTGGTGTTGGATAAAGATGAACAACAGGGGTTATCAGTCTTTCTAACCAAAACTGTGTTGGTCGACCTGTTGTAGATTTTACTGGGATATTTATATATTCGTTACGGTCAATCCTACTTAAAGAAAAATCCGTAGTAGTTCCGTTTACTGAACGCTCTATATATGCGTCTAATATATCTATATCAAACTGGTTTAAAGTATATGTTTCGTCGCCTTTAGTAAGTGTTTGCTCTACTTTGGTAACTTCCCACATCTGTATACCTCTATTCGACCAGTCTGCGAATAAAAGGTTTAAAGAACGTCTTGCAGTAATAGCGTCATATGACGTGCGGGCTTCTAAACCCGCAAGTTCATATGCGTCCTCTATTGCGGTCGCTACATCTAAACTAAATGTACGAGTGCCTGAAGTTGCCATATTAGTTGTAATACGCTATAAAAAAGTCGCAATTCGCTAATACAACATAAGCTCCTGTGTCAAATTTAACTCCATCATTAGGCAGGTAATGATCAAAATATTCATTAGCTGCCGTTCCAAATTTAAACTCAACCAAAAGTTTTGTACCACTAGCACCTGTTCCATCGTAGATTTTTATTGAAGCGTCTGCCGCACTTGACTGAGCCTGAACAGATTGTATTCTTATTGGTCCTAGGTTAGTTGCAGTTCCTGCTCCTGACCCAATAAAACCTTGTAACTGTCCCGTAGCTGAAAGTGCTTTAGACCCTTTTACATCTGATGATGCCATCCTATTCTCCTAAATTACTATTAAGCGTCGGCGAATGGTGTAACTATAGTTCCTGAACCTAAAATAATTCCCTCTACAGCATACTTCGCAGAAGCTATTGCAGTTACTTTTACAATACTACCAGCGAGTCCGCCTTTTGTACTTCCGTTCATAGTAATTACATCATTTGATGCAGCAGATATAAAAGTTTTACCTGTAGCATCATCTTTACCTGTGTAAAGACCACCAACAAACTTATCGGTTCCGTCTGTTAATATGTCCATATCTGTTGCAGCTGTTTCAACAACAAAAAAGAAACTAGCTCCTAAATTATTTAATTGATTAGGATCGTCGTCTCTTCCTGGTGCTGTAGCTACAATGCTTGGTAAAGTAAACTTACCGTCTGCGTCATTACAAGTAAGAACTTTACCTGCGTGTGCTGCTACTGTAAGTGTGGTGTCTGCTGTTAAGCTTACTACCGTTGCATTACCTGCTGAAATAAAACCAGCTAATGATTTAACTGGTCCTGAAAATGTCGATTTTGCCATAATTAAGTCTCCTTAATACTCTATCGTCTTGGCGAGTCTGCTAGGTCAGTCGATAGATTAATTGTTTCTCCCTAGGTCTTTTGTCATTCTATATTATTAATTTTAAAAAAGAAAGGGAAGCCGAAGCCTCCCTTTCTAATAACAAAAGTTATTTACGCTCCTGGTGAACCGAAGATTCCTCTCCAGTCACTAAACCCAAAGCTATAACGTTCTCTAGCTTTATATCTAACGTTACCAGTTTCGAAGTCTCCTTCCATACTAGTAGCCACAGGGGTTCTAACAAAATGCTTTAATCCATTAGGAACATCTGTTTTCAAGAAGAACGCATCAGTATCTGTTAGATAATGATTTACCGCGTAGCCTCCAGAAACCATGCCCATGTTTCTTATCGCATTTATGTCGTTGTCAGAGGTATTAACTCTTCCTGGACTTTCCATAAGTCTATCTGCTGTAAATTGCAACGCAGGCGGAATAATTAACTTAGTCGCCTGTGCATTAATTTTCAAACCTCTTTCATCTTGAAAAGCTGCGATATCAATCAAAGCTTGTTCAAGCGAAGTTTCGTTAAGGTCTGCAGCTGTAGATAGCTCATTTCTTTGATCAATGTTAGCAACAGTTGGGTGATCAGTTGCACAAAGTTCTTTACCATCACCACCAGGAAAACTGGAGTTGAAAGCATTATTTAGAACGTTGGCAGCCTTCACTTGTTTTGTTGTAGACATTGAACGAGCTAAAGCTCTTGTGTACCTTGAAGAAAGAGTATCATAAAGATTGTCTTCAATAGCTTCTTCAGTTAAGGCGAAAGCTAATGCTACAGTCTCGTGAGAATACCTAGCTGTGAAAGACTCTTGCGCTGTGTCGTAAACGACTGCAGCACCCTCGCCTTTAACAGTAGCTTCTCCGAAACCACTAAGCATAACTTCTTCCTCAAAAGCTCTTTCAGAAGTTTCTGTGTCGAAGATTTCTTCATGCTCGTTTTCATAACGATCATACTCTAAACCAAAAAGTGCGTGTAGTCCAGGAGTTAACTCTTTGACTAATTGTGCTCTATTAATTGCCATTATTTATTCTCCTAAATTAGACCGCAAAAGTATTGGTCGGGAAGGTGAAGTAAGCTCTAGCATTAGCACCTATCGAATTACTCGGCGCTAAATTAAAACCTACGCATAACGCTACACCAGATGAAGTAGTTGCAGTAACACCTTCTTTCGATCTACCAGTAACAGTGCTGCCAGCAGTAGTTGAAAGAGTGTACTTGTTTCCGATAAAACTTACTGCAGGAGTTCCTGCTGTAAATTGAGCTTCGTAAACGACTCCAGGGTCGTTATATACTAAAGCTTCGGCATCCGCACTTCCTTGGGTAGCAGTTGAGCCAGTCCATACTTTCGAGAAAGTAGGCTCGCCATCGGTCGCTGTGAAGAACACACCATAAAACACACCTACAGGAGTGTCAGTAGCTCCCGCTTGTTGTACATAACCACTAGAAAGTGTTACTACGTCTCCGCTAAAAATAGAAGTTCCGTAGCCACTAGCGATTCTCATACGAGCAGGTCTAATAATTCCTCCATACATGTGGTATGCTGGCGTGAACCCGTTTGGGGCATCTGTATTTGCCATAATATATACCTCTATATAAAATTATTAATCAGTCGATTCATTAGGTCGACTTCCAAATTGAACCTTAGATGATCTTTGGATATCGCTATCTTTTAAAGGCATCTTAGGATCGCTTTCCCGCAAATAGTTATGATCAACACCATTGATTTGGTCGCTTGTTTGTTGTCTAAAATAAGCATCCCGTTCCTCTTTGGTCTCGTTCGGAACTTTTGCGAGGATTAAACCACCGACCCCTATTACACCACTCCTACGTCCTTCTTCAATCGTTGGAGCTTCGAAATCAGGATATTCCTCTGCTCTCACAGGTTCATATCCCTCTCTAATACGTTTTGACATATTAGATTTATCATCTTGTCCTCTTACAGACTCTCTAATCCAACGATGATGATATCCAGGAGGGGCTTTAGGTGCGTCTAACATAGACGGCGGTCGCCATGGTTTTCTGCGAGTTTGAGTTTCTCGAGTCTCTGCAGACCTGGAGTTTCTGTTATTGTTATCTGTCATGTTTATACTCCTTGCTCAATATGTTTTGCATATTCTTCTAGTGGCACGTTTAGTCTTTTAGCTATTGCTACTTGACTTGGCGTGAGTTTTATTTTGCGCGCATTTTTCTTACCAGTAGCGCCTCTGCTACTGGCAGCAACCTGTTGCGTGGGGGCAGATTGCTCTTCCGAAAACTTTTGAGGAAAATACTCTCTAATTTTTAAGTCTACTTGATCATAGTAATTATCTGAATTAGGGTCAACGCCTTCTTCAATTAATTGTCTATGTATACCAAATGCTGCGTATGTCATAGCTTGATCATTCCCGAACCATTCGTTTTTATTAGCCCAAGCTTCTGCTTTTGGGTCGGGTTGTGCTGTTTGTTGTTGTGTAAACTCTGGGAAAGTATCAACCTCTTCCTCAGTTGATTCTTGTCTGATTTGCTGTTGCGCAGATAGACGTTTGAGGTTTTCAGCTTCTGCAGCTGACCTCGAAAGTTGTTCTGTTGCACTAGCAATTCCATCAGGGTCTCCCGTCTCTTGAGCTACTCTTAAATTATTTTTCGCTCTTTCAAGGTCCGATTGTATACGACTATCGTACTCTTTGAAAAGGGAAGAATCAGAATTTTTTAATTTTTCTTTTAGCTGTGTATTATCGCTATGAATAGTTTGTGCGTAACTTACTGCTTCATCTCGCTGTCTTTCAGCCTCTCTCATTTTATAAGTGAGCTTATCTATACGCTTTTGTACGCTTTCACTAACTTTCTCTAACTCAGCCTCCTGAGACGTTTCTTCAACTACAGGTTCTTCTATAGTTGGTATAGAATCGTCTACGTCAGCTTCTCTTACATCAACTTCCCCTTCAGGAAGTTCTAGTTCTATTTTTTGTGCTTCTTCTTGCATGGTCTTCTCCACGTTTATGATAGTATATCTTCAGGATTATCAATAACAGCTAAAATCTCATCGTCATTTAAAAGACGCATATCGCCTCCTTCAATTTTAAAACGAGCTCCAGCATATCTTCCAAATATAACCCAGTCCCCTTCTTTACACCAAGCTCCGTCTGGAAACTTGTTTTCGTCTTTATAAGCGTCAGGTCCAAGCCTAACTACATAGCCAACTACAGTTGCTAATCGTTCTTTATCAACTGTTTGTTTAGCCAAATGTATTCCGCTTTTAGTTACAGACGGCGTAGAAAAAGGAAGGATTAATATCCTATATCCTGTAGGGTGCGGTAATTTTTCCGTGTGCGAGTCTAACGTTTCAACAGTCAGTCCTACTTCCTGTTCTTCTACAGGTGGGGTGCTGCCAAAATTATCTACTCGGTTTGGAACAGTATCAGTCATCTATGTCCTCCATATTTGATTGTACGGTTTGAATTTCCTGCTCCGCTATGTTCAAACCTGCTATTTCTCCGACTACTCTTTGGTATTGTTCAAAATCTTGTACACTACCAGTAGCCAACGTTTGAAAAAGATCTTGTTTTCTTTTTCTTATTTTTAGGAGCAAATGCTCCATTACTTTTACAAAGTCCACTAATTATTTAATATATTTGTAATAAAGTAATCCTTTAGTCTGACCGTACCCAGCTTTCATCTGAGATTCTTCACCAGTAACTTTATCATCTTTGATAATAAGTTTACCAGCTTGTACCTCTTGTGTTCTAGTATCGTCTTGTACAGCAGGGTTTGCCATAGAAGAAGATTTAGACATCGACTTAGGTGCTGGATAGTTGTCATTATTAAAATACTTATTCATAACTATTCCTCTCTAGTTGATTGTTTTACTGTTTGAACCAGTTCGTTAAAATTCTTTTCTACTTCTCTTTCGTTCTTCATTTCAAGTTCTTGTAAGTCTATAGCCGTTTTAACTTCTTGTGCGTCACGGTTTGCGTCTATACGCTCCATTTCTAGTTGCGCAGTTATCTGAGCTTTTTGCATTTCTATATCTGCTTTACGCTGTTCACTTATTTCTTTCTGCATTAATTCATCACGTTCTTGTTGTAATTGTTGTTCGAACATTTCACGTTGTGGATCGCTTTGTGCCATAGCTTGTGCTTGTGCCATAGCTTGTGCTTGACCAGTAACTTGCTGTGTTGCTGCTGCCGCTGCTACCGCTATTTCATTCATTACCTCAGGAGGCATAGGTTGGTCTAATGGTGGTAGTGGTTGACCAAGTGCTTGTTCGATTTGTACTCTATATAACATCGCTTGGTGTTCTTGTATGTTTGCTCCAATAATTTGTAATATCGCAGGGTTTTGTTGTGCCATAGGGTTTTGTAAAAACGCACTATGGGCTGCTATATACGCTTCGTGGTTTTGAAATTCGTATGCTTTTATAGCTTGTCCTGTTAAAGCTGCTTGTTGTTCACTAACTGGATCTCTCGGAGGAATCTCTTGTTCAGCAGGTAATATTGAATCTATATCTTTTATATTTAACGCTAAATACATTTTTCTATATGCTTCGCGTAAATTATGAATATCTGGTGCGGCTTGTGCCATTTGAAGC